AAAGTGTGCGACAACATGCTCGAATCGGGGAGACTTTCCAAAGCAAAACATAAACAATGGACGGAGATCTGGTAGGGTGTGCCAGTCTACAAGGTGGCACACAACCCCTTGTAGACGCCCCAAAATCGTGTATTCTATAAGAGTCAAAGGAACAGAGCAAATGCAACTCACCAACTCCGCCACCATTGTTGACTTCTTCCCCGAGGCATTTATCGTTGAGGGTCATCCAACCAAAGGTATGATTGTCACGATCAAACGTTTTGTCAAGCGTGTCACTTTCCGTGCTAATGGTATGAAATCCTACAGCACTGTTGTTGCAACTGATGCCAAGAATGAGTGGGCAGAACGTATTGCTAAAGGTGCAGAGGTAACTGACTTCAACACCTATAAAATGCCTTCTTCTGAGTATATGCCTCTTTACTGCTGATGTATACTGATCCCTGCACAATCGCCCTCCAAACTGACAAACAACTCATGGCAATTCACGAATCTAAGTTTCTCATCTACGGTGAACATCATCGTGCTAATGGTTGGGTAATGAGAGATTGTTTGGGTTACATTGCTGCCACAAAAGAGGAAGCGATTGCTACATGTAATCGAAATCAACCACAATTTGTTATTCAATCTGTTACCATCGAAAACTAATCTAATCATGCACGATTCTACCCTCGATCTTTTCACTAATCCCGAGATGCCTGAGACCCCTGAAATGCAACATTCCATCGACAATATGGCAGACACGTTGTGGGAAGTCATGAACAATCACATGCACGCTAATAGGCAAGATGATGCAATCGCTGTGTGTGAAGAATTTTTGGTCGATGGTCGTGATCCTCTTGATGGTGATTATGAATTCGTTTTCATCCCCAACTTTACACTAAACTGACTATATAATGTACCACTAATTTACAATCATGGCACGTCGAGTTATTATCACTCCAGATCAACGCGAAGAGATGCTGGAGATCCACATTGAACGATTGGTTGAACGTCTCTCCGAAGATGATTTGGAGCGATATGTAACAGAATTGTTCATGGAACAGTTTGAAGAATCAACAGACAAAGAAGTGATGGAAACGTGTTATCGTTCGTTCCGTCGTGAAGATGACTTTAGAGCAACCTATGAAGAGGTGCTCGATGATCATCAAATGGATCAGATTGCGCGTGGAGAGTATGGTTTAGATGCCGATATTCTCGATGAAGACTTTGATCCTAAGGAACAAATGGCACAGGGTCGTAGTATCTCACGCTACAGCAAATACGATAAAGTGGAGATTGGCGACGATGCGGAAGATGATGATGATTGGGTGTAAATTATGCGGAGAAAAAGAATAACAACGCGGAAACTTACGTTTGAACAGCGTGAACGTAAGTTTGCACACTTGCTAGGCAATTTGTATGCACTAAACATTGAATCGCATGATCGTTGGTGTGATCTACTGTGTGACGATGAAGGTGAACTAATTGAGAAGCAAATGACTCGTGCAAACTATGATAAACTGAGCGAAGATGTGTGGGGTTTCTATCATGAAGAGGCAGACGCTGAACCAGTTGGCAAAGTGGCACAAGACCCCTTGATTTTTGGGTGATTCTGTGCCATATTAGGACCATGGAAAAAAACAAAGCAATCGAAATCCTCACCGCCCACTACGGCGGTTCCTACGTCGGAACCTTCGTGGTTCCTGCTGTCTCTCCCACCCTTGTGGAATCGATCATGTGGGAAGGTGACGAAGGTAAGACCTTCCACAAGTGGGAGTGCGATCCCAATCCCATCATGGTTGAAGAATCTAACCTAATCGGACTGGCAAAGCACTATGCCTGAAACCAGTTCACAAGGTGGCACAGTAAGGGTAGAAAGGTCGCCGTTTTCGTGTATTCTATAAGAGTCAAAGGGATTCACCCATGAAAAACGCTTTCCTGATTCTCTTCGTTGTCGGTTTCGTCTTCGTTCCTCCCGTGCGGGTGATCACTGGCACCGCAGTGGCAGCAACGGGCAGCGTGGTGACCATGGTCGGCAACGCAATGCGCTGAGAAAACCAGTTGGCAAGGTGGCACAATGCCCCTTGCAACTCACCCCAAAATCTGCAATAATACATTCAAGATCAAAAAACACACAAACATGTCCACTTCAATCTTCACTCTCTCCCCTGAGATGCAAGCAACTTGGGATAACATCATGGGGCAAATGATTGCCTTCGTGAATGATACAAATGCCGATGTAGATATGGCATACGATTGGGTGTGTGAAATGCTCGATATTGACTCTTTTGTTGATAACGAAGCAGCATGGGATTCGTTCTATGATGCATGGGAATCCTGCGACAATCGTAATACCAACTTCTACAACATCGCCTGATTCTTCTCACTAACTGTTCATTCAATTCTTTTCATCATGGCATCATTTTCTTACAATCTGAAAGCACTCCAAGCGCGTGTAAATGACTTGATTGAGCAACAAGGACCAGACGCACCTTGTGCTTACTGGATCTACACCAACGAGGACATTTTCACGATCGATGAAGAGGGAAATGAAGAATATCAACCGATTGATGTATGTGAAGAAGTCTTATCCGACATTCAGGATGTAGACTATATCCACACAGTTATTGTTGATTCTATCGAAGATTCACTCAAGGAGAATGCAAAATGAGAATCGCACTTCTCGCAATCACTGTATTTTTCGGCACCATTATTGGTTGCTCCGCTATCAACACTGTCTCCGATCTTCAGGACGCAAAAACACAACGATTCTGCAAACAAGTTCCAATCGGTGCAGGTTACGATGAAATGTGTAAAGAATTCCGATAGGTGAACCAGTTGGTAAAGTGGCACAAGACCCCTAGCAATGCCTCTCAAATCGTGTATTCTATAAGAGTCAAAGGAAACGACCCCAAATGTCCAAAACGATGACCAAACGCGAAGCAAAGGCAAACTTTCTGGCAGTATCTGTCCCCGAAGGTCTCAACGACAAACCTGCAATGCGTTACGCTTGGGGTTTGTATACCGACCTACTTTGCAAGGAAGGTTACATCACCATGAAACAGTATGAAACCTGGACTTGCCCCTTTTGATGTTCAAAGCATTATCCAAACCAAGATCTTCTAAAGAACATCTCATCATCCACATGAAATTCGCTCTCCTCGTTATCATCGGTATCATCCTCTTCAATTCTAATGACGCAAGACAATTCACAGCAGAACGACTCTATGACGCAGCAGAATTCATCGACCCCAGAACACAAACTGAACAATTCCTCGACAACCTCTTCGACTAATATCACTGAAGCAACTAAACAAGACTGGAACGATTTCTGGTACAATAGTGAATCAGAGGGTAGAGAATCAAAACCACAACATCTATCAGAGTATGTAGATCACCTCACTAAAGATACACCTTACCCGCCTAAGTACAAACGCGAGTCACCACTTTCTGAATGAACTTTTCCCTCAATCAAAAAGTCTCCTACAACAATCACACTGGTTTCATTTCATTTATTACCGACGAATACATCACCATTTGTATCAACGAAAAAGACAAATCATCAGAAGAACAACTAGTAGCAAAACAACCAAAAGATCAATGCAATCTGTTAGTTTACAAAGAGGATCTAAATGAAGTCAAACTTATCCACGTTGGATGAATTACACTACATTTACATCACTCTCATGGAAACAGTTTCTATCATCCTATCCAACGTTTTTCCACAGATAATGATCAAATTGTGGAAAACACGGAAATATAATAAATTATCAAATAAATGTGGTTGAGTGATAAGTATCGTTGATAATGTCGAGAGTTGTTGTAGTCTTAGCACGCCCGCTAACGACTGTCAAGGTCTTCAATATCAGCGATCCATATATTTCGATCCCTTATGATTGCCCCCCTTGACACACACTCAGAAACAGACTAAACTAACACTGTAGGGTTGAAAGACACCCTCTAAGTATATCTAAGACACACTGAGTTTTCCACATGTTCCAATTCGATGTTTACGATGCCGATGTAACTTTGCGAGGCACCTTCTATAGTATCTACGACATGGAAAAGTTTGTGGACGGTGTTAGAGAGGGACGGGGAGAAAGTTTTCCACAGACTGAAAGAATGTCTCCCTTTGATTATCTCAAATCGATAGGATGGTTCTGGGAGTGTAAAGAAATCGCCTCCCGTGTGCCACCCGACAATCTGTCCCTAAGCGCCCCACAAACCCCCTAGATCGTGTATTCTATAGAAGTGGAGGGGACAGCACCCCATCACATAACAAACGCTCTCTAAACCGTTTCTCATGCGTAAGATCGAATCCCAAATGTGCGCCGCTGTTCAGAACAACATCGACTGGCAATCTGCTAACACTTCTGTACACTTTGACCCTGAGACTGGCGTCTCTGTTGTACGTCTCCACGGTAACAAGATTGCCGAGGTTAGTGATACCGACATGACCATTTTTGATGGTGGTTGGCAGACTACTACTACCAAGAGTCGTTTGAATGCACTTTGCCAAGAATTCTGCATCGCTGGTGAAGGCGTATTTCAGAAAGATTTCAAGTGGTTTGTGCGTAAGTTTGCTGGACAAAATGGCACTGATAAAGTGTTCGTTTCTGAAGAATTCGAGAACGGTTACATCTTCGCCTGATCAATCAACACTCACTAACTAACAACAATGCCTAAGAAAATGTCTCCATCTGCTGTCACTTTCCTCTTTGAAGATACCAAGACCTTGACACAATTAGGCAGTCAGTTGTATACTGAAACCCTGCCCGAAGATGAGTGGGTAGGTGATATCCTCGGCAGTGAGGATGATGCAATTAGCAGTACTATTGAGGGTGCTTATATGTAAAGAACTCCGCCCAGATCCCAGTCATAGCGCGGGTTTTCGCGGGTCGGGGCGGCCGTATATAAAAAAGCATGGATCCCCTAATCTATAACAGTATCCCAACGGGGGCGTGTTTCCATGCTATATAAAAAAAATCTGCCCGTAAAAAATTCACCACAGAGGTTTTTTGATGGACTATGCAATTCGTGAGGAGCGCCGTGATGCCCGTACGATGGTCTTAGAGACACTAATCAAATTTGAAAATTTCTTAGATCCACGAATGTATGCATGTTCAGATTATCTGGTAAGTGCTGGATTATATACTGAAACCTCTCATATTATCCAGGGGTGGAAGGATTGGAAGGATGAGAATCCCTCAGACAATCCCCAAGTAATAAATCGCTTGTAAGTTGTATGTCACATAGATTCGTCGTAACACTTGAAGAAGATCAATATGGAGATCTTATCATGCCTATTCCAGAAGAGATACTCGACGAGTTGGGGTGGACAGTTGGGGATGATTTAGACTATACTTTAGATGGTGACAGTATTATTTTGAGGAAAACAGATGAGTGAAAACCAAGGTCCACCGCGTTCCCAAGATCTAGAGGAATGGGCGAAGTCTGTCAATGAGGCGATTACAGCACAAGCAGAAGCGATTGATGAGTGTGCTAGGAGGATTGTTACCATTGAGAAAGCGATCGAACAGATGGTACAGACAATGAAAGATCTAGCGGTAGGACTTACTGACACTCAACAGGTATTGAAAGGCGGGAAGATTCGTTATAAACCCGCCGATGGTGAATCGCACCTAAATATGAAAGAGAACTTTGATCACCTTTACGAACGTATTATCAGGTTAGAGAATGGGATGTAATACTAGCAGCAAACCATGGTCTGGAGGGAAAAAGTGTGGAGATTACACTCCTCCTAGTGGAGCATTTATTCCTAATGTAGTAACATATCCAGTTCGTAATACTAATTTGAATTGGCCTGATGTAGATCGTGATCGGGTGATGTATCCTTCGTTTATCAAAGTAGGTGACGCACCTAGTAGAGAATCGTGTGGAAAAGAATTTAGAGTTGAAGAAACGATATATCATCGTGGTTTTGATGATGAAGAGACTTATAGAATATGGCAGCATGTTCCTAGTGAATTATCACTATATCCCATCTATGGTGATATGTGGTTCATGATCGAATATGACACATATAATTATTTCAAAGGAACTCCTTGTAAGCGGTTTGAGACAGTAGACCGTGATGATTCATGGCCTGATATCTATGAGGACGAGGACGGACCACCAGACCCCGAGACAGGTGAACCAACAACTACAACTACCCAAACTCAGTTTGCTGGTAATGTCGGATCAAACGAATATATCTGTATTCCTTGTACATCATCTCTAGGTGCGTGTAGACCGAGCAGTTCTACGATCACCTATCAAACTCCTGATGGTAATATCTCAGGCGATACTAAGAATCCTTATCCTACTATTTGGGCAGTAGATACTGGTAGTCGCTATATTGTATTCAGTTATGATGAATTGTCTACTACTGTTCCTGATGGAATGAGTACAATTCGTATAGATCATAATGGACAGAGTAAAGTCTTATGGACTAATGGTGCTAGCGAATCATTTATTCAGAGTAGTATTGGTAATTGGGATCAAGATGATGGTGGAACTGAGTTGATTGTCGAGATTGATAGTGATATTCGTACTGGTAGTGTTCAAACTGGTGATGCTGCGCGTCTAACTATTAGTATCACTCCAATTATTACGGACCTTACCAATAATGTTTACACTTTTGATGGTTCTGAGATCGAAATTGTAGAATTATCTAACCCAGGTACTGGATATTCTGTAGGTCAAACGTTCAATTTCAGTCATACTTACACTCACGAGAATGGTGACACAACTACTTGGGACTTTACATTGACTGTTGATGCGGTTCAAGACTTTGAAGCACCTACTGGATCGACCTTGGCATTGCTTTCTGATGGAGATGTCATCAATGGACACACTGTTGTGCGTGCTCTACACACTGATGTGATCAATTTTCAGTATCATGTACTAGAATTGGATGGTAATGGTAGCACTTTTACTAAAGATACTGGTTATACCAGCGGTAGAAATCATGATATTACCGTAAGAGCAGGATTTGGAATTTCAGATCGTGCGACATTGATCGGACTTTATGAGTTTAGAAACAAAAATATTCAGTATGTAACCAAACTACTGCGCCCTGGTATACCACATTACTATGATGATATCGTTGCACCTGTAATTGACGCGCAAGTTAGCAATGGAAAGATCACAGGTGCCACTGTTATTAGTGGTGGAAGCGGTCTGAACAACCTTGACAGGAAAGAATTAGAGGTTTCTACGCCTCAAGTCAAGAGTGGAAAGCGTGCAAAGGTCAAAGGTAACTTCTCTGGAGGGTCGTTACAGAGTGTAGATATCATTGAATCGGGTTCTGGGTACTCTACAGAGTCATACGAAGGTAATGATGGTGTAACTTATAAGTTGCCTACGATCGCTATTGCAGATTTTGATAAGCGTGTGGAGAAAACTCTCTACGAAAGTAACATTTCTCCAGATAATCGGACTGATAGTTACTATGATGAGGTCGAAAATAATGCAATCTTCAATGCTAGCGGAGATAAAATCGGTGATGGTATCGGAAAACAGATTTATCAGGTAGATGATCGTAGAGAAAAGGCAGGAAAGGCGACTGGATTCGCAGATGTTATCGCAGAAGACACCGATAACACTATTATTGATGTCTATGAAGTAAAATATTTCCGTCCAAAAGAGTTTTATGCTGGAAAACCCGATGAGGATGTGCAAATTACGATTGACGGAACAACTGTGAACACTGCAAATACGAAAAAAGGCAAATTGATGAAGTCTCCAACCAGAAATACAGAATATAGGTATTTTCAGACGGGTAAAGAAGCGAAAGATTTTGTCAAAACTCAAAGAGATCGCGGATATCAAGCAAAATTGACAACCTATAAGAATGTTTACCGTAGAGATTACTTCCAAGTGCTATCAGATAGGCTCGAAGATGAAAAATCTGGGCGTGGATTTGGTAAAACGATGACTGATGGTACAGAAGTACCTCTTAGTAAGAAAGATCGCAAGAAAATTCGCACAGATCGATATGAAAGTATCACTGATGAGGAAAGACTGGGCATTGAAATCGGTCCAAAGTACGGTAAGATACGAAGAGCGGACAAACTTGACCGTATAAAGTTGAGACGTGAGACTACAGACCAGTTTCCACGTCCTCTAGACGACACTAAAGACATTTTCAAGGAGATTACGAGAGATAATCAATCCCCACTGTTCGGTGAATCATTTACTAACGCGCAAAAACTCGCAGAAAACCCCGATGATGTCAAATCTAGTGCTCAAAAATACCAAGATCAACTAGATGGACTAGAAAGTTTCTACATCGATGACTTGACACATGATGAAGAACGTGATGAAGACAACTTCTTCCGTCCAGAAGATGTGGAAGTCCGTACTGTTGAGACATCATTCCAACGTTTGCCTTGTGCATCCCGCTTTCAAAAGTATCAGATACGTCAATATGTACCTGACAACCGCGAAAAGACGCAGATGAATATCACACTTAGAGTAGATGTACCTACTATCAATCCAGATTGCAATACATTTTGTGGTGGATTGGGTGGTAATGTTGAAGCAGGTGATATTGGGCAGTTGGTAGACTATGAAAATGTAATTATCACCCGTTCATACAATAATATTGATGTGTACGGTGGTTGCGAAGGATTCACTGCTAGTGGTAAGATAGATATTTACAACGACTTTTCTGCATCTGCTGCTCTATTCCAGCAGGCGTGTGAAAAGATGGGTAATCCATTCGACTCAATTTGCTCTAACCAATAATGCCAGGACCACCAGCTGCTGTATTCAAAGGTGTTTGTAGTGGACACGGAGTTTGCATTCCTGCGGTCATTCATGGTACAGTACCATGCTTCGCAGGATGCCTTGCAGCACCCAAGAAACCAGTTGCCGCTATGAATGCCTATTCATACTGGCCACCCGCCCCTCTAGCGCCTCTGGCTACCCCTCTGTGCGTTACAATCAAGATCAACAAGATCATTCCGATCGTTACTGGAGATCAACTGCAGTTGCATAAATCTCCATGTTCTGTTACTATCATTGATAGTGCATGTCCCAAAGCAAAGATGGCACCTACCTTAGTATCGTGTAACACTAGTGTTTTCTGTTGTTCAGACGACGCTGGTGGATTGGGACATCCTAGAGTTGCTGTTGCAACTACAAAGACTGTCTTCTTTGAGAAAAAGATGGCATGTCGTGTTGGCGATCCATTCGCCCTTCCATGCCTGAGCAAGATTGCTACAGGCGCTGCAAATGTATTCATCGGAGGCTAAATTATGGCAGTAAAATCCAAAGTCGGTATCTCGGGCACTAACTTCATGCCTGGCAAACCGAAGACCACTCGTCAAGGTTCTTCTAAAAACACGAAGTATTCTGCATCTAGTCGTAACGGTGCAAAGAAGCGTTATCGTGGTCAGGGTCGCTAAATACCAACAGGGATTGAACCCCTCTAAAAGTTCATTGCGTTCTTTCTGAGGTACTCCATGGCAAATTCTCCAATCCCAGACCAAAGTAAAGGTTTTATCAAATCTGGTATGGTATTGATTACTGACCCCAGAGCTGATAAATACTTAGACATGGCAGCGCACAAGCGCCGCAACGATCCTCCCGCTGACGGACGTAATGGCAGAGTACCTACAACGTAAAATCATCACTGGAAGTGAGGTTATCCCTAAGAGTCGTGCTTTTAGGGATATCGTCACTTCTTTTACCATGCATCCATCTACGCATGATGTAGGCAGTGTCAAGAATTACAATGCCATCAAACAGGCAATGAAGAATTTGGTTCTGACTGCTCCAGGTGAGCGTTTTTATGAACCAGATATCGGTTGTCAGGTGTCTCAAGCACTTTTTGAACCTCTAGATGCGTTCCTTGCGGATTCGATTGAGGAAGAGATCATAAATACAATCGAATCATTTGATGAACGTGTAATAATCGTTGATGTCAAACTAGAGACTAATAACGAGCAACACTATATTACTGTTCAGGTATTTTATGAGATTGTGGGACAACCTAGAGTCGAACAACTAGACTTTATCTTAGAGAGACCTTCAGGATAATGCAACCAAATAATCTAACAGCACTAAATTACGATGACATCAAAGCGTCGATCAAGTCTTATCTAAGAACTAGAGATGAGTTCTCTGATTATGACTTTGAAGGGAGTACGCTGTCGTATTTGATCGACATCCTTGCATATAATACTTACTATTCCGCCTTTACGGCGAACATGCTGATCAATGAAGCATTTATTCAGACGGCTACTACTCGTGGTACTATCGCAAAACTTGCAAAACTACTAAATTACGTTCCAAAATCGATTACTAGCGCAAGAACGTGCGTAAAACTCGAAGTTCAGACCTCATTATGTAACGGAGAATGGCCTAGAACCGCAACTTTGCAAAAAGGCGCGGTATTGGCAGGTAATGGGTTTGTATTTCACGCTCTAAATGATATTACTGTTCCCGTAAGTACGACTGGAATGGCAACTTTTGATAAAACGGTGCTTTATGAGGGATCAGCACTAACTTATGAGTATGTTGTTGACACTTTTGAGCGTCAAAGATTCTTCATTCCTAATGAAGATGCGGACATTGCTACTTTGAGAGTATCTGTTCGACCAAACGAACAGTCAACTCAAATTGATACTTATAATGAAGTGGATAAAGTTACGGATCTTGATGAAACTTCCCGTATCTACTATATCAATGAAAGCGATGACATGCGCTATGAAGTTTTCTTTGGTGATGGAGTCATAGGAAGAAAACTACAAGATGGTGAGGTTGTCACACTAGAATATCTGGTTAGCAACGGTGATGAAGCAAATGATATTCAAGAATTTACATTTATTGGTGAAGTTGAGGATACTTGCCCAACTCTTTATGCTGGAAATGAAGTTCAAGTAACTGTTCTTGAATCTTCTCAAGATGGTGCGGAAAGAGAAACCGTAGAATCAATCAAATATAATGCCCCAAGGTCATTTGCAGCACAAAACCGCGCTGTAACTGCAAAAGATTACGAAACTATTGTTAGGAAGGTATATAGCAACACAGATTCTGCAGTTGCATATGGTGGTGACAAATTAGACCCTCCAGTCTATGGAAAAGTCTTTGTTGCACTCAAAACTAAAAGTGGCACTAAACTAAACAATGCTACAAAACTTGCAATTTCAAAGGATTTAGAACCATACGCAATGGCTTCTATTCAAGCTGAAATTGTAGATCCAGATGAGATCTATGTGGCAACTAAAATCTTTACTACATACGATCCTAATAAAACCGCACTGGTTGCTTCAGATATTTCTGGAAAGATCAATGACGCACTAGAGGAATTTGCAGATCAAACAGGTTTGAACAACTTTGGTGGTTCTTTCAATCAAGCAGGACTTGTTAGAGCAGTTTCTTTGTCAGATCCCGCAATTCAGGCGGTAAGTGTACAAACGATTATTTTGAAATATATTGAACCTGCTCCCAACCTAACAAACCAAGAAAAGGTTGAGTTTGGTGTACCTATTTTCGATTCAGCACCAACATCTTCTTCCAATACTACAACTGGTGATACAAATGAAAGCGGATATGATCCAGATCGTTGTAAAAAAGAACCTGTTGTAAGAGGAGGTCCATTCTATTCTGCAGACCGTCCTGGAACACCCTCATTCTTTGAAGATGATGGTTACGGAAATATTTACTCTTATATCAATGACGGTAACACTAAAGTTCCTACAAATACGGAATTTGGTAATATTGACTACGATACTGGTAAAGTTCTTATTGGTCCTGTAGCAATTATTGGAGATGGTCGTAATCCTCCTACACTCTTGGGTGATGGAGATGAAAGTACGACAGGCAACACCGTTGTAATAACTGGAACTGGTGGAACTGGTGGTGATGGAACTGGAACTGGTGGAACTGGTGGCGATGG